ACAAACGTTGATTTAAATTTAAATCCTAAAGGAACAGGTGTTCTTAAATCAGCAACAGCTGCAATTAAAATTGCAGGTAAAGAAACTATATGGATTCCAGCTGCAGCTATGTACGCAGCAACAACTAATGGAGCTGATGCAGAACAAGTTGAAACAACAGCTACAAGACCAGATATGAAAGTATTTGATTTTGATGCAAGTACAAAACAATATACACAATTTACAATAGCAATGCCTAAGTCATGGAACGAAGGTACTTTAACTTATCAAGTTTATTGGGCACCTAGCACGACTAATACAGGAAATGCTATTTTTGGTTTACAAGGTGTTGCATGTGCTGATAATGATACTATCGACGTTGCATATGGAACAGCTATAGAAGTTACTGACGCTGGTATAGGAACAGTTGAAGATCAACAAATTACAAGTGAAAGTAGTGCTATGACAGTTGCGGGTTCTCCTGCAGCAGGTGAGCAATCTTACTTTCAATTATACAGAGATGCAGCAGACGGTAGTGATACTTTTACTGGTGAATGTAGAGTTCTAGGTATTAAATTATTCTTTACTACAGATGCGGCTAACGACGCGTAAGGAGAATAAAATATGTTTGGATATCAAGTATTAGGTTTTGGATCTGGAGGCGGTAAAGCTTCATATCAAGTTCAATTTTTAGTCGTAGCTGGCGGTGGCGCTGGTGGTAGATCAACAAATTATGGTGGAGCCGGCGGAGGAGCAGGCGGTTTTCGTATAATTTGTTCTAAAACATTTTGTGTTACAGCAGGTGACGCTATTCCAATAACAGTAGGAGCGGGAGGAGCACAAACTGGAGCAGTTCCTGTTGTGTGTGCTTCAGGAGCAAATTCAATTTTTTCAACAATAACATCAACTGGAGGAGGAGGCGGTGGCGGAAAAAACCAAGCCCCTGGTTTTCCTTATCCAAGTAATGATGTTGGTAACACTGGAGGTTCTGGCGGAGGATCTGTCGGAGGACCTTCATCAACTGGCGGAGCAGGAAATACTCCACCAACAACACCTTCACAAGGAAATCCAGGCGCAGGCGGACACATCACATCAGGCACGGTAAGTGCAGGAGGTGGCGGTGGAGCTAGCGGTGCAGGAACTGATGGAAGTGGTAAAACCGGAGGCCCTGGAGGAGCTGGTACAGCTTCTTGTATTAGCGGAGCGTCTGTCACAAGAGCTGGCGGCGGAGGCGGAGCTGGAGGTTATGGCGATGCTCCTGGCGGAAGCCCTGGATCAGGCGGATCTGGTGGTGGTGGAGCCGCGGGTGCTAGAAACGCAGGTGGCGGAGGAACTAATGGAACTGCTAATACTGGAGGAGGCGGCGGCGGTGCTGGTGGCGGAGCTAGTCCCGGAAACCAACAAAATGCAGGAGCAACTGGAGGATCAGGTGTTGTAATTATAAGACGTGTAACTGCAGATTCTTGCGGATCTGGAGGCACTGAATCAACGTCTGGCTCTGACACAATTCACCTTTTCAATAGTCCAGGAACATATACGGCATAGGAATTTATTATGGCACATTACGCAAAATTATCTGAAAACAATGAAGTTCTAACAGTTTTAACATTAGCTGATAAAGATGAAAAAAACGAAGCAGGAGAAGCTGTTGAGTCTATTGGACAAGCTTATTTAGAAAAACATAACAATTGGCCAGCGCATCTTTGGAAAAAATGTTCTTACAATACAATTAATGGAGAGCACCTTTTAGGCGGAACTCCTTTTAGAGGAACTTATCCTGCAACAGGTTTTATATGGGATTCTGAAAATGAAATGTTTAAACCAAAAAAACCTTATGCGTCATGGGTTTTTAATAGCTCTTCTCACAATTGGGAACCTCCAATTGCACCACCTCAAACTACTACTACAATTGATGGTAGAGAAATACCAGATTTTTACGATTGGGATGAAATTAATCAAACTTGGATCAAAGGACCAACAGATTATCCTTCCCTATAATTCATGTTTTAAATAAATTAAAATATGCTATAAGAAAGATAGAATGCATAAGACAATACTAACAGAAAGTTTCATTTTACATGATTTAGTTAAAATGCCTAAGAACTTTGAAATTAATAGGCAGATTCTAAAAGAAGGAATAGTTTATTCAAGTTTATTATCAAAACAAAAAGCTCCCTTAAATACATACTATCTTCCACGGCCTAGGTATAAAGTGCCCTTTTCAAGAGCGTTAGACATGTTAAACATTTATATTATTGAACAAATTTTTTTAAAACATAAAATAAGAATTTTTAATTTAGATATATGGGGAAACAGTATTTTTCCTAATGAACAATTAGATTTAAGCAAAGACGTAGATCCGATGGATTTAAGGAATAGCCCTGATTTTGTCATGATATATGGAGTAAATATTAATGATCCTAAAGCCACAATAACTTTTCACTTTGATAACAAGAGAGCAAAAGATAGAGAATATATTTTACCTTTAAGAAATAACCAATTTATATTTTTTCCATCACACTTACTTTATAAAATAAATAAAAACAAAAGTGATGATTTAAATGTTTTGTTAACTATTACTTATAAATATGCAACTTAATTATTATTACTGGTATTTTAAATCTGTTATACCTTCAAGAATATGTGATTTAATTGTTAAACACGCAAAAGAAACAAAAGAAAAAGAGTTAAGAGCTCTTACGGGAGGACTATCTCACAATCAAAAATTAAATAAAAAACAAATTAAAGATTTAAAAAAGAAAAGAGATTCAAATATTGTTTGGATGAATGATGAGTGGGTATATAAAGAAATTCTACCTTACGTTAGAGCGGCAAATCGAAACGCAGGTTGGAATTTTGAATGGGACTGGTCAGAGTCTTGTCAATTTACAATATATAGAAAAGGTCAATATTATGATTGGCATTGTGATAGTTGGAAAAAGCCTTATGAAAATGAAGGGCCAACGAAAGGCAAAGTACGAAAACTTTCTGTTACAGTAACTTTAACAGATCCAAAAGAATATGCTGGAGGCGAATTAGAATTTGACTTTAGAAATACAGATCCTGGTAAAAAACGTAATATAAAAACATGCATTGAAATATTACCAAAAGGTTCTTTAGTAGTGTTTCCATCTTTTGTATGGCATAGAGTTAAACCTGTAACAAAAGGAGAAAGGAACAGCCTAGTGATTTGGAACGTAGGTTATCCATTTAAATAGTATGACAACTAAATTTAACGCTTATTCTTATTTTGAAACACCAATTTGGAAACAAGAGTTTCCAGAGCACGTTCATAAAACAAACAAGGTTTGTAACAAGTACATTACAGATGCAAAGAAAAGAGATAAAGATATTTTACTTAAAAGAGATAAATCATATAAAAAAAATATAAAAGATTTTGGTCATGTTTTTCATTCAGGAGATATCCATAATGACATGGATTTATTTTCTCTTGTTAGACTAGCAGGTCAAGCTAGTCTTGATTTTTTAAATTGGACAGGGGTTAACACTAATTTAATTAATTTAAATTTTACAGAATTTTGGGTACAAGAATTTGGTAGTCGTGCAGGTCAGCACGATCAACACATACATTGGAACAATCATGTATCAGGATTTTATTTTTTAAAGGCTTCTGACAAATCTTCTTATCCATTATTTCATGAACCTAAGGCAGGTGCTTTAATGACAAAGCTTCCACAAAAAGATCCAACTAAAGCAACCACTGCAAGTAATATTATTCACCACAAAGTAAAACCAGGCACTATGATTATATTTCCATCTTATCTACCACATCAATTTGTTCTTGATCTTACAGGAGAGCCTTTTAGATTTATACATTGGAATATGCAGGGTATACTTAAATGAGTATTAAAATAATAGACAATTATTTAAAAAATGATCTTTATTTAAATATTAAAAAAACAATTGATCTAGATACCTTTCCTTGGTTTTTCAGCGAAAAGATAGACTTAGACATAAAAGATAAATACAATTATCAATTTGTTCACGTTTTTTATAAAGACAATACTATTAATTCTAGTTTTTTTAACATACTGAAACCTATTTTAATTAAACTTCAACCAAAAGCTTTAATAAGAATTAAAGCAAATTTAAATCCCATATCACAAAAACTTGTTAAATGTGCTTTTCACAATGATCAAAGTTTTGATTGTAAGGTTGCAATTTATTATCTAAATGATAATAATGGCTATACCATGGTTGGTGATAGAAAAGTAGAAAGCAAAGCTAATAGAATGCTTTTAATGAACTCAAAGATAAAACATTACGGAACTAACTCTACTAACTGTACCAACAGGATGTTAATTAATTTTAATTATTTTTAATATGAGTTTTAAAAAAAACAAATACTGTGTCATTAAAAATATTTTGACAAAAGAACTAGAAGAATTTGTCTATAATTATTTTATGCTTAAAAGACAAGTTACTAAGACTATGCTTGATGCAAGATACATATCTAAATTTGCAGAAGAATGGGGAACATGGACAGACGAACAGGTTCCAAATACTTATTCTCATTATGCAGATATAGCCATGGAAACATTACTTGCTGGAGCTTTGCCTGTTATGGAAAAGAAAACTGGATTAAAATTACAGCCTACTTATTCTTATGCAAGAATATATAAAGATGGAGATATTTTAAAAAGGCATAAAGATAGATTTAGTTGTGAGATATCTACTACTTTAAATCTTGGTGGAGACCCTTGGCCTATTTATTTAAACGACGGAAAAAAAAATATTAAAGTAGATTTAAAACCTGGAGATATGTTAATTTATCAGGGCACCGTGTTAGATCACTGGAGAAAAAAATTTGAAGGTGATCATTGTTGTCAAGTATTTTTACATTACAACAATAAGAAATCTAAAAATGCAGAAAAAAATTTATACGATAGAAGACCTCATTTAGGTCTACCTTGTTTTTTTAAAAAATGAGAATATTAGTATTTGGTTTACCAGGATCAGGGAAGACAACTTTTGCAAGGCAGCTGTCTGCGGGCTACGCTTATTTTAACGCTGACGAAGTTAGAAAAATGTTTAATGATTGGAATTTTTCTGAAGAAGGCAGAACAAGACAAGCGCAAAGAATGGGATGCTTATCTTCTTTGGTTGATGGACCTTGTGTTGTAGATTTTGTTTGTCCTTTTGATGAAGACAGACATGAGTATGATGTTAAGGTTTGGATGAATACAATTAAAAAAGGTAGGTTTGATGACACAAATAAGATGTTTGAAAAACCAGCGCACTGCAATTTTGAAATTACAAATTTTGATTATCAAAATATAATAAAGGAGATACGTGATAAATTATAAGAAACCCACAGCTCAAATGTTAGGTAGATTTCAACCTTTTCATGAAGGTCATTTTGAACTATTTAAAAAAATATTAGAGAAGACAGGACAGGTTGTAATCATGGTTAGGAACTGTGATGGAGAAAACAATCCTTATAACTATGGCACGGTAAGAAGAAAAATTATACGTAGGCTAAGAGAATACAGAGGCATGTTTGAGGTTGTTCGTGTTCCAAACATTACTAGCATTTGTTATGGTAGAGATGTTGGCTATAAAATTGAAGAGATAAAGCTACCAGCGAAAGTAGAAAGTATTTCAGCTACGAAAATTAGAGAGAACAAAAATGAGTAGTTCGTATGTAACTATGTATACTCATGGTTTTATATATGGTTTTTTTAAAAATATAGATAATAATTATTTAAAAAAATTATCCATTAAAAATTATAAAAATAGAATGAATAAAAATAAAAATACAACAAGATCAGAAGATATTATAATTCCATTAAACAAAGAAATAAAAAACATAGCAACTAAAATGTCTAAAGTTTATTATAAACATTTTAACAAAAAATTAAAAATAGCCAACTCTGGAAAAAATAATGATTATTGGGCTCAAGTTCATCTTGAAAGAGAAAGCACACAGTATCACAATCATTATGACGTTAATGTTGATGTGGTCGGAGTCTATTATGTTAGTATACCAAAAAATAGTGGAGATTTAATTTTAAAGTATAAAAAACATGAGTTAGATATTTCAAAATGGTATTTTCCTCCAGAAACTAATAAGTTTATTATTTTTGATTCTGGACTAGATCATGCTGTTGCTCCCAATACTAGCAAACAGCCAAGAGTTTGTATATCAATTAATTTTAAAAAATATGAATAAATATAGTTATTATTATTGGGGACCTGTTTTATTTAAAACAAAAATATCTAACGAAGATAAAGAAAAAATTTTAAAATTAAAAACAATGAAGTCTATTCAACATAAACTAGCGGGAGTTATAGAAAAGGAACACTCGTTGTCATCACCTAAATTTTTTAAAATTATAGAAAAATACTTACCTTATTTTTATGACTGTTATAAACATTGGTATAGTAGAAAACCACCCGGTAAATTAAAGTCACATAGAACTTGGATAAATAGAATGGGCCCAGGTGATTTTAATCCAGTTCACACTCATTTAAATTGTGATTTTTCTAGTGTTGTTTTTTTAAAAATAGATAAAAAATTAAAAGAAGAAAATAATTCATATGTTGGTCTTTCTCAAGGACCTGGTTCATTAAATTTTTTATATGGTAATCAAGCAACAGACTGCATTTCCGAAGCACATTTTTTTCCTAATGAAGGAGACTTTTATATTTTTCCAAAAAATCTTTATCATTTTGTTCAACCTTATAAAGCAGATGCAGAAAGAATATCTGTGTCTAGTAACTTTAGATGGGAGTAAAATAATGTTATTACAAAACATAGAGTTTTATGAAACTAGAAATTTTCAATATCTTCTTATACCTAAAAACGGTAGTACCTCTGTTTTAAAATGTTTTGAAAAAACTCCTCATGTTGTAAAAAGAAACTTATCTAACAAAGTTAGATGGACAGTTATAAGAAAACCTATTGATAGATTAATATCTGGGCTAGCTTATGATCTTAGTTTACAAAAATTATCCTTAAAAGATATTTCCATAGACTCTTTGTTTTACTCTAATATGCACTCTATTGTTAAAGAGTTTCATTATGTATCTCATACTTCTTTACAAATATATTATCTGTACAATACTAAAATAGATTGGTATGTTGACTTGAAAGATTTAAGTATATTTTTAAAGATGCATTTTAATAAAGACATAAAAGATAATAAAGGATCTAATAAGATAAAAGAACAGGTTAAAGAATTTGTTTACAAGAATATGGATAAAATAAAACCTTTTCTAATGCCAGATATGAAACTATATGAAACAGCTCAACAATCTGAGCAGCTATGGCAGTGGCAGAAAGGTAGAATATTTAATGAATAAAAATAGTATAGTAAAAAGATTTTCTAAATTATTGGTTAATCCAAGCTACCCTAAAAGAAAAGCAGCTTGGAATATAAAAGGCAGACTAAAAAAGTCTAACCGAGTGGATAGATTTGATGTTCAAGATTTTAAAGCATTAGAAAATGGCATGGAGGGTAGATTTGGAAATCTCTTTGATAACCTTGATAAGATGGTTTTCGAGACAAAAGAAAAATGGATTATAGTTGACATGGAGGAGCTCTCTAAATATTTGATAAGTAATCACATATTAAAAGTTCACCTAAATGATTTAATAACAAACACAGATTGGACTATAATAATCCCTAAAAAGCACGCTTGATCTCACGGATATAATAAACTATATTTACAGCTAAAAATCGGTATAATAGACAGATGCTCAAAAAAGTACAATTTTTACCAGGCTTCAACAAACAGGTTACAGATACTCAAGCTGAAGGCCAATGGGTTAATGGTGATAACGTAAGATTTAGATATGGTACACCTGAAAAAATAGGTGGATGGCAACAACTTGGACCTGGTAAACTAACAGGGTCTGCAAGAGCTATGCATCATATTGTCAATAGGTCAGGAATTAAATTTTCAATTATTGGAACTAATAGAATATTGTACGCTTACTCAGGTGGTGTATTTTACGACATACATCCTATTAAATCTACAACAACACTTACAAGTGCGTTTAGTACAACAAATGGTTCAGCTACAGTAACTATAACTTTTGCTACTGGTCATGCTCTTGCGCCTGGAGATATAATTTTATTAGATAACTTTACAGCAATAACTGGATCTAATTATTCTGCATCAGACTTTGATGATAAAAAATTTATGGTGACTTCAACGCCAACCAATAGAACTATAACTATCACAATGCCTTCAAATGAATCTGGAGCTGGCGCTACAACATCTGGAGGTATTAGAGTTCAAATTTATTATTCCGTAGGACCAGCAGAACAATTACCTGGATTTGGTTATGGACTTGGATCTTGGGGAGGTGAAGCAGCTAATCCCTTAACGACAACTTTAAATGGTGGAATAGATGCTTCCACAACAACTATAGTTTTAACAAGCGTTGTTAACTTTCCATCAACAGGTACAAACTTTATAAAAATAGGCACAGAAGAAATGTCTTATACCGGTATATCTACAAACACGCTAACAGGCGTGACGCGAGGAGTGAGAGGCACAACAGCTGCATCACACTCTAACAGTGCTACAATTACAAATACCTCTGACTTCGTAGCGTGGGGCGAGGCTGCATCAGGCGATTTAACTATTGATCCAGGCCTTTGGTCTATTGATAATTTTGGTAATAAAATTATTGCACTGATACACAACGGACAAGTTTTTGAATGGAATTCAAATTTATCAAATGCAACAGCAACAAGAGCTACAATTATTTCTGGTGCACCAACTTCCTCAAGAGACATGATTGTATCTACACCTGATAGACACTTAGTATTTTTTGGAACAGAAACAACAATTGGAGATCAATCAACACAAGACGAAATGTTTATTAGATTTTCTGATCAAGAAAATATTAATTCATACACGCCCACAGCAACTAACACTGCTGGTACACAGAGACTTGCAGATGGATCTAGAATTATAGGAGCTGTTAGAGGTAGAGATGCAATTTATGTTTGGACGGACACTGCTTTATTTACGCAAAGATTTATTGGACCGCCTTTTACATTTGGTTTTGCACAAGTAGGAACTAACTGTGGTTTGATCGGTCAAAACGCTGCAGTAGAAGTAGATGGTTCTGCGTATTGGTTTTCAGAAAATGGTTTCTTTAGGTATGCAGGTGCTCTTCAATCATTACCTTGTTTAGTAGAAGATTTTGTTTTTGATGATTTAAATACTACAGCTAATCAACTTATAAATGCAGGATTAAATAATTTGTTTGGTGAGATTAATTGGTTCTATTGTTCTTCTGGTGCAACAGTAATAGATAGATGTGTAACTTTTAATTATGTTGAATCTACAGGTGAAAGACCTGTTTGGACTACAAGCACATTAGATAGAACGACGTGGCAAGACTCTGCTGTATTTGGTAAACCTCATGCTACAGATTATGATGCTGGTTCTGACAATTCCTATGATGTTGTTGGAAATACAGACGGATGCACAATTTATTACGAGCACGAAACCGGCACAGATCAAGTAACATCAACTGCTACAACAGCAATAACTTCTAACATTGAATCTGGAGATTTTGATATTGCTCAAGGTGGAGATGGTGAGTTCTTTGCAAAGATTAGAAGATTTATACCAGACTTTGTATCTCAAACTGGTAATACACAAATTACATTACAATTAAGAAATTATTCCAATGATTCACAAGCAAGTTCTGCTCTTGGACCTTTTACAATAAGTTCTTCAACAACTAAAGTTGACACACGAGCTAGAGCCAGAGCTATATCTTTAAAAATTGCTAACACAGCTGCTCAACAGAATTGGAAACTTGGTGGATTTAGATTAGATATACAACCAGACGGAAGAAGATAATGGCAAAGATAGTACAGATATTAACACGACCTAGTAGAGAATATAAACAAGATGTTGCTGACGCACAGGTTAGAGATCTTGATAGTATAATACAAAAATTAAACACAACATATCAACAAGAACTAAAGGATGAAGTTGACGCTCAAAACTTCTTTATAAATTAATGTCAAATAGTTTTATAAACGCAAAAGTAGATTTAACAACAACTGACAACACAACGTTGTACACAACTCCAAGTGCTAATGTTGCTTTAGTTAAATCTTTACTAATATCAAATGATTCTGGATCTAGCTGTAATCTTGATGTTACGTTAACTAATGCTTCTGGTAATGTGTTTAGCTTATTTAAAACAAAGGCAATAGATACAAATACAACAACCGAACTTTTAACTCATCCTCTTGTAGTAGAAGAAAGTGAGATATTGAAAGTACAAGCTAGTGACGC